AAGAGTAATTTTAGTAAAAATAATTTGGAAAGAGAAATAAATAATTATTTAGAAAATATGTTTATGAAACAAATCATTAATAAAATATTAAATAAATATAAAGCAAATGATGATATGTATTTTAACTATTATTCAAAATGTTTAAATATTAATGATAAAGAAAATGCTGATTTAAAATATGTTTATCATAATATTGATAAGTTAACTATATTATAATGATATTATATAATAGTTAACTATATTATAATGATATTATACTAGCAGAATAATCTAGGTTAACATTATAATTAGTATTAAATAATCTATTTATTATATGTAACATACCTTCATTATATGATTCGACACCATGGTCATCATTAGTATTATGATAAATAACTAAGTTATCTGTTTTATTTTTAAACTTGTTCAAAGTGTTTGATAGGTCATTACTATCAAAGAAATCTTTTCCGCCCGTAATTAATCCCAAATTAACAGCTTCAATTTTATTTTGGATTACACATCCTGCATTTAGACATATAGATGGTCCTCTCCAGAACTTCCAAAGTCTTGATAAGGTAACTTGACCACCTCTAGAACCAGTGACTACTAAACTGGGACCATTAGAATCTCTTATCATATTTTTAAATTTTTTAATTATCATATTATCTACAAGTGTTGCAAGATTTTTTTCTTGGGTATTGATATTATCATCCATCCAATTTGTATTACCTTTGTCCCAACCTTTAGGATATTTATCATATTCGGGTAAAAATATACTCTCTACATTTTCTTTACCAAATAAGTTCTCTAATAATTGTAAGTTACCATTAAATCCATGCATAATAACGTACACTTTAATTTGTTTAGGTTTATATTCTTTCCATTCTTTATTTGAATTTGATATCCACATTATTAATTAATTATATAATTTAATTATATAATTAATCAATTTTTTATACAACTTATTTAATATCCAAGGTTATAGATACTGGTGCATGGTCACTTCCTATAACTTCTGTTAATATTTCTGATTTTTTGACCCATTTTATTACTTTTTCCGAAAGTAAAAAGTAATCAATTCTCCATCCTTTATTTTTAGATCTAAGATTAAATCTATAACCCCAGTAACTGTATATTTGTTCTTCCGGATTAAGATACCGAAAAGTATCTATCATTTTTGTATCTTTCAAAAATTTGGTAAAACTATCTCTCTCTTCTTGGGTAAACCCTGCACTTTTTAGATTACCCTTTGGATTATGTATATCAATTTCATGATGAGCTACATTTAAATCACCAGTTACAATAGTTGGTTTAGTTTTGTTTAAATTTATGACGAACTTTCGGAATTCTATGTCCCAAGTATTAACACGATAATCTAATCTTTTTAATGCTTCTCCTGAATTTGGAGTATATACATGAAGTAAATAATATTCTTTAAATTCTAAGGTAATAACACGACCCTCCTGATCAATTGAACTTGATCCTAACCCATAAGTAACATTAAGTGGTTTTTTTTTGGAAAAAATGGCTGTACCACTATATCCGTTCTTAACTAAACATGGACTCCAGTACCTATATTTGTAACCTTTAATCTCTTCTTTTAATTTATCTTCTATATCTATGAATGGACAACTTATTTTAGTCTCTCCAAAACAAATAATATTTGGTTTCTCTTTTTCTATTAGTTTATATAATTCATTCTTCTTCATAATGGCCCTAATTCCATTAACATTCCAGGAAATTATTTTTAATTTCATTAAATTAAATAAGATAAGAATCTTTAAGTAAATTATCATTAATAATTCACAAATACATGATCTATCCAATCATATACGGGTTAAAAATATACTTTATCTTCTCTAATAAAGGAATTTTATAGAGATAATAGAGTACACTATATTATATTTTATTTTTTAATATTTGTTGGTATAACTCTATGTGCCGCTTTGCTAACAGCTACATTTTCTTCATATTGTTTACATAAAAATCTAAAGAGGCCTTGATACTCTCGCTCTAAATTACGTTCAGATACAAGGACGCGAGTCTTTTTATTCAGATATATACTTGGTAATTGTGTACATATATCTTGATACTCTTTAGTACTTCGAGAAGCTTCATTATATATACGTTCTTTCCATTCATCGAAATCTACGTGTTGCTTTATTTTAACTATTGATACATTTACTATAAAACGTAACATTATTTCCATACTTGCGAAACTTTCAATAAACTGGTCTTTCTTTAAATTTATTACTTCACATATTGATTTAATTAGTTTACCCCCTGAAATTCCACCTCCTACTGTAGAACCTCTTGCTCCTGCAGTTACTATAGCTATACGTTTATCAATAATAGTATTTATTAATCTTGAAGCATCTAATTCATCATATTCTCGACCACAAGATCTACATGTATCTACAAATACACCAATAGACAATAAGGAAGGGCTATTAATTGCTGAAATAATTTCTGATAAATTAATTCTACCATCTTCTGTAACAAAATTAACTATACCCATCGCATTTCCACCATGACCAGACAAACATATCATAATAGTTCTATATTCATACTCTTTATTAATTATTTGAAGATAAGATAAAAGTTCATCTTTGGTACAATTACTTATGAAAATAGCAGTTAGGTCTGATTTTATTTGATATCTATTAAACTGTTCCGAGAATACTATATTATACTCTCGTGTTATTCCTAGAGTGTTTAAAACATTTTGTCTATCTACTCTAACACCAGGTAGTTCTTTTGTTTTTTTGTATGTATTAGATATAAAAATAAATAAATTTTTTACCTTTTTTAGAGGCACATCAACTTTAGCAGGTGCTATAACTTTAGCAGGTGCTATAACTTTAGCAGGTGCTATAACTTTAGGAACCAATACTGCTATAGGTTTCGGGATATCCTTGTGTACTTTCATAGCTAAAAATTTTGCTTTATACTTTAGATACTTGGCTTGATAAATACTATCCATATAATAAACTGAGAATATAACTGGTTAAATTTTAAAATATTAATTCTAAAGTAAATGAAATGATAAAGATTAACTTGTGGAAAAATATAAATCATACAGACGAAGAAAAATTAATTAAATTACTAAAAAAATCATTTAATGTAAATAGAAATGAGGAATTAAATTTAGTTAAAAATAAAACATATATAGTATCAATTATTATTAATGGTATATTATTAGGAACTATCTCATTAATCTCTAACGATGATTTAATTAAATATTTAAAAACAAATACAAAAAATGTAGAATCTATAATGGGCACTTACAGTTTTAAAGCATCACCTGGTATATATATTTATAACTTATCGGTTAATGAAAAATTTAGAAATAATGGATTAGCACAAAAACTCGTTAATATAGCAATTTATATAGCTAAACTAAAAAAATTTAATTATTGTCATACTCATTGTGAAAATGAAACTTCTCAATACATTTTTAAAAAGAAAATGTTTAATGTTGAGAATAATTTCAATAATAAGAAAAATCAAAATGTTAAACTAATGACATCGTGGTTATAATATTAAGCGTCTTTTCTGAAATATTTATAGACAAGTTATCATATAAATTATAATTGATTTAAAAAAATGTTCAGATTAGATCTCAATAATGAGTTACTTATTATATCAAAGTGATAATTTGGTGGGTGTTTATGATGACTTACAAAAAGCAAAAGACATGGCACAAGGTATTATTAATAATGGATGGGCTAAAAATTTTAGTGTTGTAAAATATAAACTAAATACATGTCTTAAATTAACTACACATATAGTTGATGAGGAATCCGATACTGAAGTTATTGAAGTTATTGAAGATGATATTGAATTAAATAGTTCAGAAGAAGAAAATATTAATAAACAAAGATCAGATATACAAAAAAAGTTAAATTTATTAAAAATGCAAAAAGAGAAAATAGAAGAAAGTAAAAATAGATATAATATAGATCTTGAATTATACACTGAATTTAAAAACAAGTTAGAAGTAGATATCAATTTTGAAATTCCAGAATTATTTCAAGACAAGTATAAGATATTTCATCAATTAGAATCCCAGGATAATCTAGATTGGGAAACATTTTCATTACTTTACAAGGAACCAGATTTCCATGGAAATTTTTCCAATGTTTTTCAGTTAACAAATGAGTTCGAGACTAAATTTTTATCAAATATAGAAACAGAGACAGAGACAGAATCAGAAACTGAAGATGAAGATGATACTATATCTGATAATGACTCTGAAGAATATACTTCTGATTCTGATAATATGGTTGAAATTATTCAGATTTTAAATTCATCTGATGAATCAAATTCTGATTAAAAAGTGATATATATAAATCAACAATTATTTTTAAATTTGACTTTGTAAAATTTAAAAATTTATTAAGATTTTAATTAAATATCTCAATGGTGTATATGTATAGACCAGAAGATTTTGATAAGATTAGTTCTAATTTATCACGACTTCGTGATGAAGCCGCTCAGATATATTTGGATAAATATGAAGAACCAACTAGTGATGAATATAATAGTATTATGAATGAGATAAAATTATTTATCAAGAGTAGAGGCTTAATTATATATGGTGGTTATGCTCAAAATGCTCTAATAGGGAAAAAAAATAAATTAGATGAATTCTACAGTGAAATATCTAGAGCAGATTTAGAAATTTATAGTCCTACCCCTATTAAACATGTGATGGAACTAGCAGATATGCTCTATAGTAAAAAATATAAACATATTCGATGTGAAGAGGGTGTTCATAATGAAACCTATAAATTATTTGTTAATTTTTTAAATTTTAGTGATATTTCTTATATGAACCCTCATATTTTTAATAATTGTCCCTATATTATTGTAGATGGTCTTAAATTAACTCATCCTCATTTCATGGTAGTAGATGCCAATCGAGTATATGCGGATCCTATGACTTCTTATTTCAGATTAGAAAAAACCTTCACTCGATTTTCCACATTGATGAAATACTATCCTTTTGATAGTAAAGCTGAATATAATAAGTTAAGCTATCAAAGAACTAAAGAAAATGACGAAATATTAAGATTCATTAGAAAGCATATTATTATGAATTCAGATTTAATTGTAATCGGCCACTATGCTTACAACTATTTGGTAAAAAAATATAATGACAAAGATGCGATCGATTTTAATTATATACAATTAGTTTCTACTAATTTTAAAAGTGATTTTGATAAAATTAATACATTATTAAAAGACAATTATGGTAAAAAGATATATTATAGAAGATATCATCCATTTTTCCAATTTTACGACGAAAGAGTAGAATTTAGCTATAATAATAAGGTAATTCTAAAATTATATGGAAATAATAATAGATGTATTGTTCATAGATATTCAGATAAGAAAAAAACTTATTTTGGAACCTTTTTATTAACAATTTTATATTTATTAGTTGATTATAATTTTGCTATTATTAATAAAAATAAAGATGAAGAAATGAATTATTTAGCTCTAATAGTAAGACTATATAATATTAGAAACAAATATTTGGATAGTAGAAATCTATCTATTTTAGACGATAGTCCTTTTCAAGAATTTACTTTTAAATGTACCGGAACTCCGTCTGACCCTATAAGAAGTAGTCGATTGAAAATAGTAGAAAACAAAAAAGCAGGAAAACGTTTAAAATTTGGATATAATCCTAGTGGTACCCCGGGTACTGTACCTATATTTAAATTTGATAATTCTTCCGGACAAGAAATAATTAGAAATAAATAATTAAATTTCTTCTCTGCAAACTGGACATAATTTGTTATGTTCTTGCCATTTATTCAAACATGAATAATGAAATTCATGTCCACATTTTAATTTGTTAACAGTAAAGTCATAACCGTCCATATCATCTAAACAAATCATGCATTGTATTTTATTATTTTTTTCTATTAAATAAGATACTCTTTTATTATCAAGTTGTTTAGGCGATGAATAGTTTGGCATATTCTGAGAATTTATTAATAATGAATTTGATAATAAATCCTTATTAACTCTTCGAGTTAAATAACTTTGGGCTTTTACCATCATATTCATTAATGAGAAAAATCTGAATTCATACTGCGATTTTTTAACATCATCTTCCAAGTAGATTACTTTTCCGATAACTGTATTATTTGATGTAAACGTATTAATTATAAAATAATATACACCTGATTCTAAAAATTTATCATTAATGTCATAAATATGATTATTTGTTACAATTAAAGATTTCATATCTAAACCTTTATTAGTCATTACTATTAAATATATAATATAATACTTGGTAAAGAATTATATTAATACTTGATAGAAAATTAATATAATACTTGGTAAAGAATTATATTATTTATTTGTCATTACATCCGTGAAGATTTAAAATGGCACACTTAAATTTATCAACATCTAAACAACAGGTTTCAAATAACACGGCTGTAACAAGATATGGATCGCAGTTAGAACTTGGTCTTCTATCTTCAAAATAACCTTTTTTATTATATATAGTTTCATTTCCAATTCTTACAGATGCTCCTCTATTTGCCCTACCATGAGTAAACTCGTCATATCTAGAAGTTTCATGTTCCCCAGTCATTCGAAGTTCATTACCTGTTCCATATAGTTTCATATGATAATCATGTTTTTTAGATAATTTTTCAATCGCTTCTTCTATAAATTCAAGTCCTGTTTTATCATCAACACCTTCTCTCATTGCTACAGTACTAAAATTTGCATGACACCCAGAACCATTCCAATCACCTTTTACTGGCTTGGGTTCAAAATCTATTGCTACACCGTGTTTTTCGGAAACACGTAAAAGTAAATATCTTGCCATACACATATGGTCACCTGCATTTATACCTTCTACAGGTCCAACTTGAAACTCCCACTGTCCAACAGCAACTTCTGCATTCATACCAGAAACTTGAATACCTGCTTCAATACATTTCTCTAAATGTTCTTTGGCAACTGCTCTTCCGAAAGCATTATCAACCCCAACACTACAATAATATTGTCCTTGTACATTTGGGTCACCCTCTTCTGGAAAGCCTAATGGTTTTCTAGTTTTAGGATCAATTAAAAAATATTCTTGTTCTAATCCATACCATGGTTTATCTTCCAAATTTTTGTTAAAAATATTTTCAGCATAAACTCGATTATTATTAGACATAGGTGTTGTCATATCTGGTTTGAAAGTATCACACATCACCAAATATCCATTATCACTAAAAGGATCATTAAAAAGTGCTCTAGGAATAATTATAACTTCTGAATCTTTTCCAGAAGCTTGTCCTGTTGAAGAACCATCATAGTTCCAGTTACTAAGTGTGTCTAAACTAACATCTTCTGATACAACCTTGGTTTTTGAACGAAATTCGTTATTACCTCCTAACCAAACATATTCTACTGTTTTTGGGATTGATTTATTCGTTTCTTTAGTATTATTTGACATTAAATATAAAGTATATTTCTTGTTAAATAACTATTATTGTAGTTTATATTTAAACAATTATTATTGCATTTCATATGTAAACAATTAAGATAAACTATATCGACAACAGGGACATGTTTTACTTGTATTAACCCATTTATTGATACAAATATAATGATAAGTATGATTACATGGCAATGTCCAGTTAGTATTAGCTTGTAAACATATAGAACAATCATTTATCATTCTAATAGATTTTCCAGGTAAAGAATAGTGTTGATTATTATATTTTATTCTATTAAATAAGAATAATATATATATATTTAAGATAATCAATAGATTCCATATATAAAAAGTTAAAAACTGAAATTCTGGTTCCATTATAACTGTTGAATTCATTATAGTTCCAATACTTTTTAAGATAATATCTATTAAATTTATCATAAAAATTATAATATTAGGTAGGTAAATAATATTTGATATCATATATAGTAAATTAACAGTATTAATAAAATATACAAGATAATAGTTATACGTGTATATTAAATGAAAACTAGTATCAATATTAAACAAATAAACATTAGATATATAATATTGTATTATTATACTACTAATAAAAAAATATAAATTAATAGTTCGGATTAATATCCTATATGTTATGTCATTTGGTGGATGTATATAAAGATTATAAGAATTCATAATAAAATTATAATAATCTTTATCTTAAAACACTTTTATTTATTGGTTCTAAAACGACTAATGATGTTTATTAAATAATAGTAGTGTAATATTTTTATACCCCTATTAATTAAATAATAACTAAATAAAAATACCGTTTTACATAATATTATTGTTTAATTATTTTCTAACCGGGTTTATATGAGTTCAACAAGTAAAATACTAAATTTAGAAGTTAACGGAAGAATATTTCCTTCGTGGGTAATAAAAAATTTTAAAAAGTTTACTCTTCCTGATATAGTAAGAAAAGCTGGCGAAGATCCATGTAGTGAAAAATTAAAAAATGAATTAACTACATATCAAAGATTTCTTGGACAATTTCTAAACTATCGATCTCCATTTTCAGATATGTTAATATTTCATGGTGTAGGATCTGGAAAAACAGTATCTGCAATTAATATTTATAATGTATTATTTAATTTTACTCCAAAATGGAATGTCTTTTTAATAATACCTGCATCGTTAAGAAATGATCCATGGTTAAAAGATTTATCTAATTGGATTGAAAAATCAGATAAAGAATTAAGAATGAAAAATATACAATTTGTTCATTATGATTCACCTTATGCTGACAGAGATTTTTTAGAAAAAGTTGCGAAATCAGATAGTTCAAAAGGAACATTATATATATTCGATGAAGCACATAATTTTATTAGAAATGTTTATAATAATATTTCTTCTAAAAAAGGTAAACGTGCACAAGTTATTTATGATTATATTCAACAGGAGAAAAAGGAAGGAGCAAATATTAGAATTTTAATGTTAACTGCAACACCTTCATCAAAGACTCCTTTCGAATTTGCTTTATATTTCAATTTAATGAGACCTGGTTCATTTCCTGATAACGAGGCTTTATTTAATCAATTATATATTTCATCTACTAATTATCAATCATTAAATGATGAAACTAAAAATATGTTTCAACGAAGAATAATGGGTTTAGTATCATATTATATTGGTGCCACACCTGATAAATTTGCTCAAAAAACTGTTCATTATAAAAATATTGTAATGGATACCTATTTTGAAGAGACATATATGTATTTTGAAAAAATAGAAGAAGAAAAAGAGAAAATAAGAAGGAAAATGTCAAGAGGTAAGGTAGGTGGCGATGATATGTCTACCTATTCATCATATACTAGACAAGCTTGTAATTTTGTTTTTCCAATTGTAGGAAATAAAATTAATGGTGAAGATAGACCCCGTCCAAGTAAATTTAAATTAAAAGAAGAAGATGCAGAAAAAATAGATGAAAATAAGGACGCTGAAGGTACCCTCATTTTAAAAAGAAGTAAAGAAGAAGTTCAAGCATATGTAAATGCAATAACTGGTTATATTAATATTTTTATAGAATATTTAAAAGATCTACGTAGAGAAGATAAAGAGAATAAACATACTTTACAAGACGATGTTGAAAATTTTTATAAGAAATATAAGGGTAGTTTTACTGATTTCTATAGTGATAGTAGTAACAAAAAAAGTAAAGTGTTTGAAGCTTTGTATACATCTTCTCCAAAATTTATTCAAATTATATTTAATATTTTCAAATCGGCTGGACCAGTTTTAGTATATAGTAACTATGTTGCAACTGAAGGTCTTCAAATATTTAAAGTATACCTTATGTTTTTTGGATTTATTTCTTATGCAGATGATAAGGATATCGACCCTTCTAAACTAGGAAAGAATAATCCAAAAGATGGTTTTAGATACATTGAATTTCACGGTGGAATCAGTAAAGAACTACGTGAAGCTAATAAAATAGTTTATAATATGCCAGAAAATAAATTTGGTAATATTATTAAAATAATTATGATTTCACCTGCTGGTACAGAAGGTATCAGTCTTCGTAATACCAGACAAGTTCATATTACAGAACCATATTGGAATGAAGTACGTATTGAACAAATTATTGGTAGAGCTATTAGAATTTGTTCTCATGCAGATATACCAATGGATGACAGACATGTTGATGTATTTAGATATAAGATGGTCAGAAGTAATAAAAAGGAAACAACAGATGAAAGGATGGAATCTATAGCTAGAAGGAAGAATAATCTACTAATATCTTTTACTGAAGCAGTAAAAGAAGTTGCAACAGATTGTGAATTATTCAAGTCTCATAATATGATGGGAACTAAATATAAATGTTTTAAATTTAATGAAAACTCTTTGTTAGAAACCCCAGTTGGTCCATCGTATGCACAGAAGATTGAATATGATAAAAAGATGGACAATGGTTCAAATTCAAAGGATTCATACAGACAGAAAATAAAAGTTATGAAAATTAAAGCTGTTAAAAAAATAGGAGATAATACATATTCTGAATCAAATGACTATTGGTACTTTAAAGATACCGGTATTGTTTATGATCTTGATTCTGATTACCCTATAGGTAAAGTAGATAGAGATGATGGAAATAATGAAATAAAATTAGACAATGAAACTTATATTATTACAACATTAATTGATATACCAGAGTTTAAACTTTATGATTAGAAAGAAAACTTTTAACCTTATTATTATACTCTTCAATATCTCTTTTAAAAATAACAGCAGCGTCTCGATTTGCTGGTGAATTTGGATTAGGATCCATTAACAAAGACCTAATAGAAACTAAAACTGTTCGAACATTCTGAGCAGGACTCCATTCCCCTTGTAAGATATCTACGCAAATTTTTCCATCTCTATAAACATTTGGATGAAACATCGATGATATAAATTTCACAGCCGGGGGTTTAACTGGGTAATCATCGTTAAATTTAATTTCAATCTTAAAATTATGATCAGCATATGGTGTATCAAGAGGACCCGTGATATTAGCTTCCCATATTCTCAAGTTAGATGGGTCTAAAATTTCAATTCCATCTATTTTTTCATTTTTAAGTTTTGATAATTCTTTGGTTAATCTTAGATTAGTAAATGACATTAGAATATATTACAATATTCTAATTTTATTTAATTTCAAATTTTTAATAAAGTTCTTTAAATAAAGTTCTTTAATCCTAGAATGATATCACCGCCACCCATTTGATTCATTGGAACCATATGTTGTGGAGTCATACCTTGCATATTATTCATACCTTGCATATTATTCATACCTTGCATATTATTCATACCTTGCATATTATTCATACCTTGCATATTATTCATACCTTGCATACTATTCATTTGTTGATGAGATGGGGATAATATACTATTATTTAATTGTTCATTATTACCAGCAAAATTTTGTAATCCTTGAACCATTTGATTTGTAGACATCATATTTTGTGATTGCATACCCATAAAGTTATTTTGTGGTTCTTGATATGGTACAAAATTATTAATCATCATTGGATCAACTTGACTGGGTGAAAATGCTTGTGCTTGTTGTTGATTATATTGAGGTTGTTGATTATATTGAGGTTGTTGATTATATTGAGGTTGTTGATTATATTGAGGTTGTTGATTATATTGAGATTGTTGATTATATTGTTGACGATTTTTATCATTGTTATTATCATCAGAACTAGATAGTAAATCTCTCATGTCTTCAGTTGTACTTTTATTTGAAACATTATTATACTTTTTAGAAGTGTTACTATTTTTAGATAATTTTTTAGAAACCTTTTTTGAGGTCTTTGGTTTAGTTTCTTGTTTAGTTTCTTTTTTACTTACTTTTCTACTTCCTTTTATAGTATTTTTATTAGGCATTATATATTTTAACTAGAAATAATTTTTTTATAGTAATTAAATTTCTTATAGTAATTAAATTTCTTATAGTAATTAATTTAAGATTGTATTTTAAATTAATTTTTATATATATTTATAATTTTTCCTTAGATTCTTTTTTAGATTCTTTTTTAGGTTCTTTTTTAGATTCTTTTTTAGATTGAACAGCCTGAGTTTTAATATCTTTTAATGCCTGCTTAAGTGTTTTATTTTCATTTTTAAGTTTAGATATTTCATCTTTATATACTTTTCCTACGTCTACAATAACCTCTTCTTTTAATTCTTGAAATGTCATTTTTTTAAAAAATATGGATGAACTAATTTGAACTGACCAACTAAATTGACCATTTGATAAAACGATATAACCTTTATCCTTATCAATTTTTGTTAAAAATCCTCCTAATCTAAATTGTTTTTCACCCGTTTTTTCGTCTATTATAAAATATCTCAAATGGGCATTCAAAGATACAGTACTAATATCTTCTATTTTTTTATATTCTTCTAATTTTTCTTTAATTTCTGCAGGAGATAAACTATTTTGATAAGAATTATTTGTTTTTGTAACATCATTTTTTAACCTCTTAGTTTTATACTGACTCATATATTATATATATAATCTATATTTAAAATAATTTTGGTTTCATTTTTTTTGCGTTCTTTGTAATGAAAAATATATTTATTTTAATGCGTAAGAAAAATGGATAATTTCTATATTTATTTTTTCATAAATTTTTTCAATTTAATTAATCCATAAATTAATACTATTATGATAACTACAATTAATACATAATAAAAAATTTTAGTAATATCTGCTTGAATCGTTTCATATTCTTGGAATATATCAAAATTAAATTCTTTATTATATTCTAATTTTTTAGGTAATCCTAATAACTTATAACGTTCATTATAAAAATGATAATTTGAATTATATGCATCACTATCATTTAAATCATAATCATCTTTATCTTTAGGATCTTGAATATCTTCATCATTTAATAGTTCTATGTTGTTTTCTATATTTTTGCCATTATTAATAGTCTTCATGAAAGAAGTATCGATATTCATAGTATCATTCAAGTTTTTCCTTGCAATTTCAATATCATTTAATTCTTTATGATTCTTCCTAAATTTTTTTGAGTCATTCTTTATCTTTTTAATTAATTTAATAGTTTTCATTAATTTATCATCTTTCATATTTATATACAAATAGAAATAAATTTACCATAATGGAAAATGTTGAATTAAATAATAATTGTTAGATTAAAATTTACTAATATGTCACTTAAATTTGAAATTAGTATTATAAAGTTTTTACAAAAATATATGTACACGGATGAATATAATATTATTGACCGAACTGCTAAAGTAATTACTGGTAGGACATATAGAAATATATATATATTTATCTATTTGCTTCTATTAGTAATAACTAATGACTTTTATAAAATTATATATATACCAAAGATATATATGGCTGGTTTTCTATCAAGGACCATTAACTTGTTCATCAAAAAACTTTTTAAAAGAAGAAGACCATTTGTAATTGACCCCACTATTCTGATTAATAGTAAAGTTAAGAAGAAAAAGGATACATACTCGTTGCCATCTAATTCTATACAAACCAGTTTAATATTCTATAAAGTTCTTTTTGATACTACAAGTATAATTGATAACTATACTTGTAATATTTTACTATTTTTAATAGTATTAATAAATGCGAGTGCTAAAATAATGAGAGGGTTACACTTTCCAAGTGATATTCTACTATCAGTATTAATTTTTATGTTTGTAGATTATTTATATAGTATTATAACTACTAATATTATTTATTTCTTTGATGTGTCTAACTATAAATAACAAAGTTAATCCAATAAGAAATAAATTAAAAATAGATTTTATTCGCGACTGATTAGAAAATCCTTCTAACTTTGGCGGAGGTCCGAATGTAATGTCTGGTCCTGTATCCATTGTCGTCTTTATGTTAACTTTACTTGTAGTTACCTTATTGCTTTCTTTAGATTTACTCATTGCGTTATTCATTCCTTTTCTCATCATATTTGAAACCATATTTGGGTCATAATTTTTAATAATCTTCATGGATGTGTCTATTTTATCTTTATCAAGAAAAGGAATTATAGATGAACCACCTTTAGCTTTTATTATTAAATATTTTACTTTTATTTTAACACCAATTCTAACATTTTTAGCATCTAATTTTGCTCTTCGAAGAGCTGCTACAGAGTCTTCAAGTATTGATTTCGAATTTTCTTCAGCATTTTCTTTGGCTTTATTTAATTTTTCCGTAGCATTTTCAATTTTATCTTTTGCTGAAAAAATAGCACCTTCTAATTCATCTTTAATTTTCTTTATAAATTCGACAAGTTTGTCAAGTTCTTTAATAGCCTCCTTTATTTTTTTCTTAATTTCATTTAATTTCTCTATTAATTTATTATAAACACGTTTAGCTTCCTTGTATAATGGTGAATTTTTAATAGCTTTTTCAATACTAAACCCTTCTATAACGTCTTTTTTAATATTTTTTAATTTTTCTACCATTTTTTTCTTCTTCTTATCAATTAATTTATCCAATTTAATATAGTCTTTTTTAAGTAATTTATTTTTATGAATTTGTAAATCAATAATAGGTATAAATTTTTCAGAATTGATAGTAACATCTGTTAACCCTTTAATTGGACCATCTATATCAGTTTCAGGATACGTACTCATAACACTGTTTACATTAGTTAATAAATCACCTGCGTCTTTCTTATTAATAATTGGATTAACTCTGATAGATTCTAAATTTTTTAAGGTTGTGTCAAATATATTTCTTTTTTTTTTTATAGTCATTAAAGATATACAGAAATTTTTTACAAGATTTTTGCGAAATTTTTTACAAGATTTTTGCGAAATTTTTTACAAGATTTTTGCGAAATTTTTTACAAGATTTTTGCGAAATTTTTATAAGTAAAATTTTTTAATAAGGAATAAACTTAAACATACGAACAATATCAAGTAAAAAGGGGACATATCATACTCTACTTCAGGTAAATCTATCGTTAATGTTTTCTTCATTAAATTTAAATCTGAATTAGATTGTGTTGCATTAGTTTTAAAATCACTCATATCCGGTTTATACTCTTTAATTTTAGGTTTTTTAGGTTGAGATAATGCGATTCTTCTAGATAATTTAATACCATTTTGTAATTCACGTATAGCCTCTAAAGTTGCTGCTTTTTTAATTTCTCCAGCTAATTTATAGTTTCTTTTAGCTTGTTTAGTACTATTTCTAATAATATTTGCAATTAATCCTGGTATTTTATTTTCGATATTTTTAACACTATTAATTGCGTCTTTAGCGGTATTAATAATTTGATCTTTAATTTTTATAATTGTTTTGCCAAGTTCTTTAATTTTGTCTAATGTTTCTGATAAAAATTTAAATTTAGAAGCAACTTCATCTTTGATTTTATTTGCTTCGGCTTTAATTTTATTTACTACTTCTTCTATTTTTCTTTTTAAAAATTCAGCAGCTTTTTTAGCTGCTGCTGCTGCTTTCTTAGCTGCTTCTGCAATTTTATTAGCTGCATCAGTTACTCCTTTGGCAACTGACTTGGCAGCTCCTGAGAAAGCTCTACCAACACTTTTTATAAATGGTTCTATTACTCTATCGTCGTTTAAAATAAGGTCATATATTTTAATTCTATCATCCAAAATATTAGATATTTCTCCATAAATATCTTTATAATAAGTATATTCCTTTTTTTGCAAATAGGACTTGCGTGATTTATCGTTAAAGTTTTTAATTATTGGATTAAAATGTTTATCTAGACGGTCATTGTATCCTTTCGATAGGTTATATTCTGGAAATTTATTAACTCCTTCCTTTATATTATTACTGGTAATATCCATTAATAATTTATAATCTTTTTTATTAATCATTAAATAATTATAGATAATTATTTAATGATTTATTTATTTAATTTTTAATTTATTCTTTTCTTTTCTTAATTTCATAAAGTATAAAAAGGCAATAGCAATAAAAATAAGAACTAATATAATAACAAACCATTTGGAAGAAGTACTTGTAGTATCATTAAAATTTTCTGTCACAGAAGATACAGGTTCACTTGTATTATTACTATTCTCTTTATAAAAAGTATCACTATCAATTATTCCTTCATAATCGCCTATTTCTTTATTCATTTGTTCAATAGCTGGATCAGAAGCTGAATTACTATTTACTACAGAAGACAAGCTTCTCATCGAGTTTTCTAAAGTAGATGAAATTGTTTTTCGACTACTAATATTACTTGAAGTATGACTTGACATATATTAAACAATTTAGAAATAATAATATTTTTTTAAACTTAACCTTCATATCCAATTGGTTTTATATGTCCTAAATATTGTATTAACATAACAGTAAAAAACCCAAATAGTATAATTTTTATAACATCATATAATGTTTTTTTCCTTTTTTTCAAAATGTCAATAATTTCTAGCATAATTAATAATATTTAGATAAAAATATTAGGTTTGTAAATATTTTCTTTAAAGTTGTGATTCTTCAAAATAAAAAGTATTTGTTTTAACTACTCTCTTTATTATCATAAAAATAATGAATATTGCTAATAAATATAAAGGATTTGTAATTGATTTCTGTACTAAGAATAAAAAAAACATTAATGGATATCTAATAAAAAATGGAAAAAAAGATAAAAGACTTTCTATCATACTAAAATGTTCCACAATTCTCTGCTTATAATTCACTTTTGCGTGATTTATTTTTTTAGTCATTGTTATATTTATTATTAGAAAAAATCTATACTTTATTTTTTATAATGAATTAACGTTTTTCTTTATTAACTCTTACAAATATATATAGGATTCTTATTCAATTTAATTACTTAAAATTTTTGCTCTTTATTATAAATTAATTTTTCGGAATATCCAAGTTTTTCATATGTTCTATGAGTAAGAGCCAATCATTTTTCTCCATATCATCTCTATAATTTATTTTTAATTCATTAACTGATTCTCTTGATATCTTTGATATTAATTGGTCTGAATGACTAAAATGTCTACCATATGCAACATTCGATTCACAACTAATTCTAATACAAACTTCCTCTCTTAATTTTGCTTCATTAAGCTCTTTATTATTTTTTTGAATAGATGTAACTTTTCCTAATGATATTTTATTCTTTGTTATAATAGGAGTTCCTTTTAATAATCTACCTGCCTTAACTTTAACTCCGAATAATAAATCATCATTGCCCCCTTTCATATAGACGTGGTCTTTTAAAATATATAATTCGCATGGAAAGATAGCCTTGCCCTTTTCAGAGTGTTCTTTTTTTCTTTCTTCTAATAATTTTTTCTTCAGTTTCTTGTATTCTTCTATTAATTGATAAACTACCATATTATGAACAAAATCTAATCCACAAGCTTTGCAAATATTATTATATTCATCTTCTTGTTTACCAGTCAAAGGGTTAGAGTGAAAATAGAGAATTACTTTATTTTCTTTAAAATTTTCTTCTTCGGTAAGAGACATATATTTATCTGCTACTTTTTTAGTAAAGTTAGAAATTTCTCCTTTAATTATTGGAATTTTTTCAATCTTGAGTAGATTATATGCTGCATCTAATTCTCCTATAGTTGGAGCTACCAAATAAATACCTTTGCTATCCCAATCAAATGATTTCCAAAATTTATCATACTCACCTTTTGCCTTCTCTATAGCATCTTTTTCGTCAGGACCAACTTTAAATATACTAGAACCAGCTATACAACTTTCTAAATTTGAACCTATTATTCTGATACCCTTTGATGCTCTAACAGAAGTATTGTTAGTCCATGATACTCTATGTCTATCCTGAGTTAGTTGAGGCGGTGTTAAAATATTACGAATACTTGAGACCTTGACTCCATCTTGAGATGTTACCGTAATTTTATCACCAATTTTAATGGTGCCATTTGATAGGATAACATCCAGAACCCATCCTAGTTTTGGATCTAATATTGATTCCATAATTGTGGCATCAAGCGTATCTTTATAAATAATCTTATTACTCATCCAGTTTTGAGAAATATAAACTAGTAAAGATAAAAGGTCTGATAATCCTTCACCTGTTTGTGTACAAACAGGTACAATAGAATATGTCTTGTTAGGAGTTTTATTATTAAAATAGAAAACTGCATCAATATCAAGTTTAGAAAATTCATATTTCATATCTTCTAACATACTTTGCATAACATGTATAGTAGATTCCTCTTGTTCTTTCATCGCTTTTCTAAGATTAACTTGGTCTGATTTCTTCCAACCATAAATCATATCAATTTTAGTAGCAGCAATAACAAAAGGAATTTTCTTTTCTTTTAACATCTTAATAGATTCTTCTGTCTGAGGTTGAATACCTTTATTAATATCAACTACTAGAATAGCAATATCACATAAACTGGAACCTCTGTCTCTCATTGAAGAAAAAGCACTATGTCCTGGTGTATCTACAATTAAAACTCCTGGAATATTATGTTCAACTGAAAATTTTCCTTTGACACTTTTTGTAACTTCGCGTATATGCTCAATTGGAACAAAAGATGAACCAATTGTTTGTGTAATACCACCTGCTTCTCCTTTTTGAATATTTGTACCACGAATGGCATCCATTAACGATGTTTTGCCAGCATCTACATGGCCCATAAAACTAACTACTGGAGACTTTAAATTTTCTTTAATATTAACATCAGATTTAGGTTCAGTTTTTTCTTCTATTATTTCTTTTTTTACTACACTAGATGTAGTATACTTTGCCAGAATAAGTTGTCTTTCTTCTTCCGACATTTTAGTATTACTCTTCTTACTTTGTTTAGGCGGCATTATATATTGTTATCAAAATAATTGACTAATATTATCAATTTTTTCATGTAATAAAAAGTATTTAAAATAACCTTTATAAATCTATTAAATATGGAAGTTATTACTCAGGTAAATTTAGTAAACCAGATGTTTAAGAATATTGAATTATTTGAATCAAAAGATGAAGAGAAAGACTATCAAATTAAATTATGCGATGATTATGATAATATGAATTTATATATTTGTCAAAAACAATTAAATAATAAAATTAACAGATTTAATTTTATTAAACAACTGTCTAAACTTGAGATTCGAAATTCATTATTTGATTCATATTTTGAGATAACTAAAATTAATGATATTAAAGATAATGTGTGGACTGAAAAAATAATTTATAACAAGAAGAATTATAATATTCAAAAGTTTATTCTAAATGATAGTTCATTATTATGTTATTCTGATTTAGAATTAGATGATGATAGTTATGATTATATTTGGATTAATAATCCATTTACTAGAATAGTTATTGATTCAAATAATACTATTATATTAAACATTGCATTTGAAGTTACTAACCAATTTCAATCTGAAATTCTTAGTACTTTCCTATCGTGTTTAACCAAGTTAGAATTAGCATTAATATCAAATTAGCATTTTTAAAAGTAAAAATTGATTTATTTTCCTTTAAAAACTATAATATAATGTATATAAAATGGGCGTACCCGGATTCTTTTTATGGCTATGGAAGCGATACAAAAAAAGTAACTTTGTTTTCAACAAAAACAAATTAGACGATAAAGTATTATTTAACCAAGTAAAAAATATTGATTACCTTTTAATTGATGCTAATTGTTTAATACATCCAACATGTTTTAAAGTTTTAGCAGAAAATCCAGATTTTAAAAATCAGGATGCATTAGAAAATAAAATGATAACAGCAACATTAGAGTACATTGATAAATTAATAAACTATGTTGATCCAAAGAAAGGTGTCTACTTGGCAATAGATGGTGTAGCACCAGCTGCCAAAGTAAAACAACAACGATACAGGCGTTTTAAATCTGTACATGATAAAATATTATGGGATAATATTAAGAAAAAACATAATAAACCAGTATACAAGTCGTGGAATAACTCGGCAATTACACCTGGAACACTATTTATGGAAAAGTTACATTATAAAATTCTAGAGTGGGCTAAAACAAAAAATAAAGAAATTATATATTCATCTTGTAAAACTCCAGCAGAAGGCGAACATAAACTGTTACAATTTATTAGAGATAATGTAAAAGAGAATAAGGATTTTAGTTATGTAATGTATGGGTTAGATGCAGATTTAATATTTTTATGTTTATCAACAAATTGTCAAAATATGTTTCTGTTAAGAGAAGCTAATCAACTAGATAAAAAAAATAGTTCAGATGAGTTAAACTTTGTATCAATTGATATTATGAGGGACTTGATAAAAGATACTATGGAAGAGATTGCAGGTTCAGATAACAAAAAAACAAATATTAAATTAATTGAAGACAAATATATTGATAATATTATAAATGATTTTATTTTTATGTGTTACTTGTTAGGCAATGACTTTTTACCACACTTGCCAGCATTAAATATTTATACTAATGGATTAGATGTATTACTAGAAAAGTATATTGAAGTATTAAGTATGCATGGTTTCAAACAATTTATAATAGAAAGGAATGAGTCAGAAGTAAAAATAAATAATAAACTATTTTTTGAATTAATTTCATACCTTGCCTCAGAAGAAGCAGAAACTTTAAAAAATTCATATTTAACCAAGAGAAAATTTCAGAAATGTAGATCTTCAGACCCTTATGATATAGAAGTTCATCGAATAGATAATATATTTTTTAAAGTAGAAGATTCAATAGAACTAGGATCTGATGAATCTGAATTATGGAAAAAAAGATACTATCAGCATCATTTCCATATTAATGAAGAAGAACAAGAAGAATATGTGGATAAACTAGTAGAGGAATATTTAATAGGGTTAAAATGGGTTACTAATTATTATTTTGACAAGTGTCCATCGTGGTCATGGTATTATCCATATGATTATCCACCATTCTTGGAAGATATTAATAATTATCTAGTTAAAAATACAAAATTCGATTTAAACAGTATCAAGTTTGAAATGAGTTCACCATTAAAACCTTTTACTCAACTCTTGTTAGTTTTACCACCACAATCTTCATATTTAATACCAAAAGAATTAAGAAAGATTGTTAATAACTCTAAATCATCGTTAGCATATATGTTTCCAACTCAAATATCTCAAGATTTTATAGGTAAAACCAGACATTGGATGGCACATCCGTTATTACCATCATTAGATATAAATAATGTAAAAAGAGTATATTCAAAATATGAGAAAAAGGTTTCTGATGACGAATTAAAAAGAAATAAAAGATTAGAACCATTTGTCTTTCAAGTGTGATTTACGAAGTGAGTCGTATATTAAAAATTTTGCTTTATAACCATACTTGGTATATTTATTTTAAATAATAGTTGTAATAGAATACTAAAAGTTTCAAACGACTAAATATTAAACGCAATAAGAATATTATTATGATAAACTTATCAATACCTTTGATTTTTAAATATAGGTTTAAAAAATTAAGCTTTTTTAAATTAAAATATAAAATCTTATAATTATGAATTCAGATTCAAATGAGAAAAAGTACAATAAAATTGCATATAGAATAGTTAGTATTCAAGATATGGTAAAAGATAAAGAAGTAGAATCAATAGTAGATTATTCTATAAATAGTGAAGAAATGGATAGTGTTGCTTCAGAAGATATAAGAAATCTTTTACCAAAAAAGTATTTAGATTTTAATTCGACTATTAAACAATTAGGTGGAAAACTATTATATATTAAAAGTGGTTCTACTGGACATACTTTCAAGGGAGTGCATCCAGATGATGTTGATAGACCTAATTATGCTGTTAAAGTTGTAGCCTATCCTAAAAAAGAAAATTATGGGGATCTATTTAATGTTAAAAGACCTGAAAATGCCGAATTACTTATGATTAAATTATTATCATATTTTGTAAGAAATAACCAGAGTCCGCACATTGTATTACCAATGACAACATTTAATACTAGTATAAAACCATTTATAAATTTACCTAAAAATAATATTGTTAATAATAAGAAATTTGATCAATTTATTAAAAGATATAAGAAAGGTGAATATTATGAAAATGTATCTGTTTTAATTTCAGAATGGGCGAATTCTGGTGATTTACTTGATTATATTAGACTTAACTATAAAAAATTTAAACTAAATCATTGGAGAACAATGTTTTTCCAATTTCTATCAGTTATGGCAATTATTCAAGCAAAATACCCATCATTTAGACATAATGATTTAAAAGCAAATAATTTATTAGTAAATCAAATAGGAACAACACATAATAACTCAAAATTTCAATATAAAATTAATGGTCAATCATATATAGTACCAAATATAGGTTTTCAACTTAAATTATGGGATTTTGATTTTGCTTGTATCCCAGGATTAATTGATAATAGTAAAGTAGATGCTGATTGGACAAGTAAAATTAATATCGATCCAGTAAAAAATAGATATTATGATATTCATTATTTCTTTAATACTCTAACAAAGAAGGGTTTCTTTCCAGAATTTTGGACTGAACCAGAAATTCCTCAGCGTATTAAAGATTTTGTTAGAAGAGTAGTACCTGACAAATTTAGAAAAGGTGATCTGGTGAGTGATAGAGGTAGAGTTTTAAGTAATGAAGAATATCTAACTCCAGATGAAATATTAAAAACTGATAAATTATTTAAAATTATGAGAGTTGACTAAATATTATGAGAGTTGACTAAATAGTATGAGAGTTGACTAAATATTATGAGAGTTGACTAAATATTATGAGAGTTGACTAAATATTAGAATTAATTTTTTGCATTATTTATAAATTTTATTTTAAAATCTATAAATAGCACTTGTGTGTTCTATCGAATAGCAACTTTTTGAGTACTATTTTCTTCTGAATCTTTTTCATATTCAGTTATTTCTATATCTTCTGGTATTAATGAATTAATTGTATCTAATGCACCTGCTTCTCCATCTTTATTATCATAACTAAAATTATACTTTGAGTAAGTTAATGGTTTTTCTAATCTTACAGGTAAATTTTTTTTAATATTATCATTCTTATTATTAACTTCTTTTTCTGTTTTATGATTTATTAAGGTAACCCGATTTATTTTAAACATACCAGAGTAATTATTAAAAATGGTTTGACTAATAAATACTTCATTTGGTTGATCAAATCTAAAAGTAAGTTCTATTTGAATTTTAACTTTTCCATAATATTTATTATTATAAACATAGTCTCCCATAATTTGGAATGGTTGTATATCTAAACAAGTTTGATTTTTAAAATAATATATTTTATCTATCAATTCAATATTTCTAACTCGTTGGTTAAGTTTTTGACCTACAAATTTTAATAATATTTTTGCTCCTTCATCTGATGATTTAAATTTTTTAGTAGACGATGATGTTAAATCATACATATTATGACCTGCTGTTACCATTGTTTGTAAATAACTATATAAATCTTCCGCTTCTGTTGTTCTTAGATTTTCGGAATGATACCCAAAATCTTTTTGTGCTTCATAGTAAGTAGTAGGTGTGTTTTTTTTATATGCATTTACATCTATTAATTTATTAGATAACGATTTATCATCACAAGTTTTTTGAGATTCAAATGTTTCAAATAAATCAACTATTCCTTTAAATCTTCTCTTGACTGTATCAAGTATTGAATTATTACAAATTAAGTAAATTAATCCGAGTATTAGAATCAATAAAATAATATTTATATATTTTTTATTTATAAAATTCATATTAATTTTTATTAGATAATAAGTTTTTATATTAAGCGAGATATCTAATAAAAATTATTTAAATGGTTAATCCATTTCAGATTCGGGCATATATGCATCCTCGTCTCCTTCATCTCCATCACCATATCCATCCAAATCAAGTGAGTCAAACTGTTCTTGCATATCATATTGCATTTCTTTTAATTCATCATTTGTCATGTTTATAGGTGCGTCATCTATTTCTTGTGAGTTATAAATCTCTTCAAAGGAAGAAACAACACGTAAAGAGCTATCAATATTAGGTGCATTAATATTAATTAAAGTTTCTAATTTTCTAACTTCTATATTTTCATATGGTAAATAATATTGGTCAAAATTAAATTCAATTAATCTAACAATGAGTAAAGCTAATGTAGACCTATTTGTTAATTCGGAATTATATTCTAATAATCTATTAAGATTATATATTAAAAAGAATAATAATTTTGAATCAATATTATTAAATGAATCAAGAAGACTAACATTAATATATTTATTATTGTAATCTATTTTAATATTTTCAGGGATATCATCTATTTTATTTTTATTAGAAATATATTTCCAATGTTTAAAAATGGATTTACTCTTTTTTTCATTTTTTACATTAAATCTTTTAATTGTCTTAATAAAAGTATTAATAATATTCTTCTCACCATTACTGTATATTGATGTTTCTTTCATACCATTTTTAATTCGATGAATAATACCAATAGTTCTTGAAATTATTTGTTTTAGATTCATTATTCTTAATCTTAGTAGTCTATTTAATATAATTTTATCGGTTACCTCTTCATATTCTCCCTTTAAAAATTCACTGTTAAAATAAGAGTTTGATAGTCCAAGTAATAATATTTTATCTCTAATTGAATGTACAACCTTTAGATATGAATTACTTTTCTGTTGATATATTTTATTATTCTCAAAATAACCTAAATATTGCATAGTTATAGCATCATAATAAACTACAATGTTTTTAATCAAATCTTTATAATAATACACGTCTTTGTTAAAATGTTTATTCTTTACATCGTGTAAAACCTTATTTTCATATTTAAAAATTTTAAATCCATTTTTAGTTGATGATCCTAAATAATCATGATCTATGAAGTAATAGGTATCTTTTATATAGATATTCTTCTCATCAAATTTAATCTTTTTACTTAAAATCTTTATAAGTGAATCGACGAAATCATCAACATAATTTACTAATTTATTCTTGGTATGTACTTGATACCTTTTGTTAAATTTTTTAATAATTTGTTTACTTTTATTATTTTCTTTTTCTGCATCTTTAATATTATCTTGTATTTTCTTAATATTTTCTAATTGTCTATTATTGACATCTCTTGTAATATTTTTCTCGAAATTATCCAAATCCTTAATAGTGTATTTATATGAATCAGGATTAATTTTACATTTAGAACAAACATTTTTACTGTCCAATTCATGTAATTCACCTGAAACACAATGGTCTCTTAATAATTTTCTAAATTGTTCGTGTTTCAATTGGTTTATTATAGATTGATAATCTTCTTCAGTTGAAGTTAATGTAGTATTTAATTTTGCATATTTCTCATTACATAAAGAACACACCAAATCATCGTCTATAAAAGACCATTTATGAAAGTTTCCGTCCGAACAATTCGTAGTAGAATTAAATTCATTTTTGTATCTCTTTCTTTGTTTCAAATCTAACTTTTTAATATTTGGGTCACACTTTTCTTTAGTATGTATATAACTACTACCCATGTCACCTACTTCAGATGGTTCTATAAAATTAACCTTCTTAATGACATATGATATTTTTTTAGTGACATTATCTGTTCTAATTTTTTTATTAGATTCCTCTTCCACTCTTGTCAACAAATCTTTATCATTATATAAATGATTCAATTTAACATTTAATCTTGTTGTTATAATTTCATATAAGAAATTCTTATTCTCACCTTCTAAATAAATATTTGCTTCAAAAACACTATTTATTAAATCAAACATAGTATGTATAATTGTGTTCTGAATAATTGCATTAAATTTCTCTTTTTCTTGAACATTCCATAACCAAATAAAATTACTAACAAGAATACAAGAAAAATAGTAAATAACATAACAAAATAATGGAAGTTTTAATGCTGGAATCTTATCTTTTTGATTAATTCTAATGAATAGGTTGCCAAATATAGATTCCTTTAATTTATTAAATAAAAAGAAATTACATATTTTATCATCTTTTAAACTAATAATTTGTCCCGCATTCATTTCTGTTACCATAACAAATAAAATATATGATAATACATTATTATATTTAATAAGTTTATAGTAATCGGTATCCAAGGAACTTGTTAAGAAAATATCATCTTGTAATTCAAAGAAGAATAAATTAGTTAAGTCACTTTTAATTCCATAATTTTTGGAATAATTTTCAGCTCTATCTTTTGGCTGATTTCTCAAATATTCAGTATGAATTAAAATCAAATCAATAGTATCCTTAACAATTAATCTTCTTCTTAGTTTTATAACAGCAGAACTACCTAAATAACTAGTCAAGTTAACAACAAATGCAAGTTTCTCGATATTTTTTTCTATATTCTTAATAGTTCTATTATATTTAGCATACTTTGGAATCTTTGTTAAATCTTGACTAACTGCTAAACTAGTTGTTAAAAATGTATCTAATTCTGGTACATATGTACCTTCAAATACATATTTTTTAAGATTTAAAACTTCGCTACAACTCTTACAAATATAATCTCCATTATTATTTTCTCTTACATATTGTTTAACAAAATTAAATACACTTTGACTAAAAACATCATTTTTTAACTTTGCCAATTTGTTAATTTCTTTCCATTTTATATAATGATGACACATAGGTTCTATTACATTGTTAATATCAATATTATCAACTTCTTCTTCATTAGTTAAAGTTATAATATTATCAATATCTTTCACTATTTCTAATTTTGGTAATAATAAAATAGT